ATCATTTTTCAATAAATCTAGCTGGCCATTTTCGCCCTCTGCTAAAATATTACCATTTGAATCGATATGAATTTTCTGAAAACCTTTAGCAGAAAGGCTAATTTTTTTATTCTCACTATTACGAATGTCAAAATGATACGTTTGACTCAAAGAGTCAAGAAAACCAACACTATCACGTACTTCTACAGCATACGTAAGAGTACTTTTTTTTCTAAAAAATGAACAACTAACGCCTAGCGTGATTGTCATAACACAAATCCATATAATTAATAATCTCATAATAGCTTAAATAAGTCGCTCTCTGCCTCCCGGCGACGTTTGATTTCTAACATACTTCTACTTCCAGCAACCCTACTGCATATATCCAGATAACAGAGCTCAAGAATTAAATTAGAGACTTTATTAAACTCTCCTTTCATTACCAATTCTATGATTCCACTTTCATTAAAATGCTTGCCTTTAATATCATAAACTAGGCTAACTAAAGCATCATATTGATTTTGAGTGAGGCGTGTTTTGATATGCGTATTGATTATTCGAATTGGAGACTGAATTGAATAATCAAATAATTTTTGAGCTTCATGCTCATCTTTGAGCTTATCACCTTCTTGCACCAATTGTCCATTTGGCCACCTAATAGAGCCATAACCTATCATCCATACACCTGCACGCCCTTGATAGGCATTCATCCGCAAGCCACTATGCCTTTGAATGAGCTTCCGACCGCTTAAGGATATCTTCATAATTCGTAATTTTAGCTTCCAACTTATTTTTTTGTTGTTCTAGGTTTCTAATGTTCAATTGGCTTACTGTTAGCTCTGCTTGTATACTATTTACAGTACCATGTTGTTGAGCAATAATAGCAAGGTGATTCATTTCACGCTCTTGAGCCATCTTAATCTGATCATTACAAAAGTCTAACTGACCACGTAAATCATTGAGCATCTCTCCGTATGTTTTACGGATTGTTTCATCTGCTGAAGCATAGTTTTGTCTTTTTGAAGACATAAACGTTATTACAGAACTGAAGACAGACGAACTGAGCGAAGCCAACAGCAATTGCAACAGAGAGAATTGTTCGTTTATCATTATGTTATAGGTTATAATTACATACCAAATATTCCACGCTCAGCCTTATTATTAATCCGAAAATTAACAATAGACGATGCGTCATTAACTACTCCAAATTCATCCGCATTCGCATCAATATATTTACGTGCCTCTTGTAAAAATTCATTACCATCAGCATTTAGTTGATCAACCATTGCATTACGTTCAACATCATATTGCGATTTTTTCCTGGAGTCTTTTAAACTGACATAGTAAGTGTATAGATTAGCTTGAACACCAATATCTGACACTTCAATAGCACGTTCAACAATTCCCTTAGCGACAGTCAATAACACAATACCAGGGATAAGGAAATTCTCCATGAGGATGCGTTCTTTCGCTGTATATCCATTCTTTTGGGCCTCTTTTAGCTTAACAAAAACTTCTACGCCAATGATACGCTTAACCTCAAAAAGTTCCACACGCTGCATGATATAGCGCAGTGTGAGGTATGTCATTCGATTATTGGAGATGTAATATGCATTATTAAACAGATCTGCAGATTCCACGAAGTATTTCTTTTGCTCAGCGTATGATTCAGAAGATTCCCAAGAAGGAAAACTATCTATATTATTCTCCAGATAAACTAATAAATTATTGAGAGCTCCATACCCATCAGTTGCAAGCTGGAATTTCAAGTCATCAATTTGCCATTGAAATGCAGTCTTTTGATTGTCATTGACTGCCAAGCGAATCCCTTCATTACTCATCGTAGTCTGCATTTGTGCAATACAGTTCATATAACTAATATTACAGACAGCGTCCTGAAGGTATTGCATAAGCTCCCAATACTTCTCTTCCATTAGGGAATATTGCTTACCAGTATCACTGAGTGAAGCTTTTTCATTCGGAACTTTAGACTCCAAATTACGTAAAGCGGCATCATAGGCATCAGAGATCTCATCTAATAATTCCCTTCCTAATAACTTTAAAATATAGGTTCGTAAAACACGATCTATATGAGGAGATAATTTATCAAACTTAAAAGTTCCAGCGAGTGAGATGTAATTCTTTACCTCTCCAATAGTTGAAATGATCTTCATAATTAACTTACTATTTTACTACCACCACCTGTGTCTGTAGTCGTCAAAACCTTATCTAAAGTGATGAGCTTCATATTAGGATCCCATCCATTATACTCCCTTACGAAATCAAATATTTGATATATGATTGCACGATCTGCATTATTAATCGCATTCATAACTAACCAGGACTCACGAATATTTGAACCACCATTATTTGAACCTCCGGTATAGCTTCCTCCAGGCATACCCACACCGAATAAAGCTGGATTAACAAGCATGGCAAATAATATCTCAGCATTAGCTGCAGCACTATCCGGCAAGTAAGCGTCCGACTTCAATTTGTCATCCAATGGTGTAATTAGAATTCCATCCTCAGACTTACCGGTTTGCTTATTGACATTAAAAAATGACACAAAAGTTCGCATAGCATTTTCTGATCCTGTTAAATAGTTATCCATCTCATCGAGTTGATCATCGACAGCTTTAGTACGTTCATCCATGGTCATACTTTTCCATTTTGGATACTTATTTTCCCAATATGTCATTGGTATTTGCACGTGATATTTTATAGATGACTGATTTTTGAAAATGGCACGTTTGTATTCAGGAATAGAATTTGAAATTTCAAGCCAACCATTTGAGCGTACACCATCCCAAAAAGCAAGCGAATAATAGTCAAATTGTGGATCTGGAAATGTTGTTGGAAAGACATAACGATGTCCATTGTCTGCATATTTTATACGCTCCATTTCCTCATACCAATCTTTTGAATTGATCACAGAAATTTCTTCCTTTTCATCATCCGTAGGATTAGGGAAATTTGCTGAACGTATTACAGCATCTACACGTCCTGTAGTTTTATTATAGGGTTTATAACGAAATTTACGTGCTTTGTCATGCCCCAACTTCACAATTTTTGAACGATCATCGTTCAACATCAGCATCGGGAAGGAGTTTGCAAAATAGTTATAGTCTTGAATCACCGCTAAACGCCAAAAATCAAAATTACTACGCTTCAAGAATGTCGTAACTTCATCATCCTTGACTAAATCATATTGCATCTGCAGTTTATCATCTAGCCCTTTCTCTATCACAGGCACTACTTGCTGGCCAAATAACTTGAGAGTCATCAAACGCAATGCAGAAGAGGCTACACCAGAAGGGCGCACTAAACTCATCACGTCATCAGGGAATTTATCATTAGTACCCCAAGGAACCCAATCTCTATTTCCCGAAAATTCTTTTTTATTTGGAGACACAGAGCCAAAGTTTTCAGCAACGGCTTTTTTCTTCCAATCCTTAGCGGAAAGGCCTGCCGTAGTAGCAATCATACGACCGCCTTCTTTAAAGGCATAAATTGGAGCACCTTCTGCAGTAAATTCAATATGCCTCTTCATTATTTAAATATTCGTTTACCATTAAGTTCAAAAACCAGTTGATTATGAAATGTAGACTTCATTCCCGAATCGAGATCAACAATACCACGCATATCGTTATCCCTTACGGAATATGGTAAGCCACAGATCTGAGCACGCTCAATTGTTCGCCACTCTCCCCCCTGCTTCCTTTTTCGATCACACTTTAAAAAAGTAATAGAGAAAACATCACTACTTTTTAAGTATCGACAAGCATCCATTATTTTCAAGGCCTCTTGAAGGGATATCTTTTCCATAATCAAATTTCCATTTTACAACATAAAGCGAAACGACAACCACATAATTTCACTTATTATCAAGCTGTTAGCTTACTTTTTTCAAAAAACAAACAATTTACAAGCACAAGCGCTTGGTTTCGAACTCGTTATGCTTTTACATTTTTCCAAAACAAGTCAATAGTGCCTTACAGCTCCCAGCCGTGCCCTGTCCAAAAACTGCATTTGCCGTTTTCGATACCCCGAAATATGATATCATAAAAAAAGCTCCAAATTTCCTTTGGAGCCTTCATTCATTACTTTACAATCATAATATCGGTATACTTACTCGTTTGGTTTGCGTTGGTGACGTGTGAATAAATCACAGATCCATTAAATGGATTTACACCAGGGACTTTTCGGTCCATCCATTCACAGAGTTCTATGATCTGGGATTTATTAGACGTGAAATAATAATAGTGTGGAACTTTCAAAATATCTAATACATCTAGGTAGTCACCCAGCTTCCAATAAGAAGATTTATACGCATACGTTTCAGTAGATAGATACGGAGGATCTACCAGGAATACAATATTTTCTTCTCCTTTCAATTGCTCAAACAATGTTTTATAATCAGTTGATACTCGCTCAACCCCTTCCAAGTATCCTTCAGCATTGTAAGGAGTATCACGCAGTACATTATAAAAGGTTTGACGTGTCAAGCTATCATAATCATGAGCGTAATTCATTGCAAACAATAAATTTGATGATATCGTAATATAATCTACATATCCATGTGCTTGCTCATCTTGATAGATACGATCTAAGATAGGACGTCTTCTATCTGAAGGTATAGCTTTATCCTTTGGCAAATCTCGAATTAGGTTACGAATATCGTCCAATAATTTATTAGTTCGATCAATTGATTTTAACCGCTGATAGAAGTTATCATAGTCATTATAAATTACCCGGGCCTCTGGGTAGAATTGTTTTACTGTATGTGCTAATAAGCCACTCCCACCAAATAGATCTACATAAATAGCAGTAGGAGAATTACTTACTAGCACATCCATAAATTTCTTTAAGAATCTTCTTTTTTGTCCCATAAAAGGTAATGGTGACGATTTGTGTGTTTTACTTGTTTTCATATAAATTTTACTAAATTTGTGTTCTCACAATCAAAATATTTCCATATATAGCAGAATAACCCCCGTATAGGATTATCCCCGGCACGGCGGTGTTGTTATGCATTTACGGTTTTTGATTGTGAGAATTTTGAAGACAAGCCGGGGACTTTTTACCCCATCATCCGAGCAGGCAGCCATAGCCCTGCTGAAGATTCCAAACGAGCAGAATACTTAAAATATCCGATCATATCCATTGCATCTCCTTGATGGGTAGTATAACGTTGATCAACATGTTGCTTACGTTCATCTGTTTTAATTTTTTCAGGTCCATATACCCCTTCTTTTGCTGCTGAATTATTAATAGAATGAATCAGATACTTACACTTTGTTTTATTCCATTTGAAAATTGGAAGTGATGGATGATCATTCTTCATCGCTATTGTCCAGAATTTATATTTATCATGATGCTCCGGAGCGGCACCATAATACATAGGATCTACATCCCATCCATTGCTCTCAAGTGTATTAATAACTATTTCTGCATAGGTCAGCGGAGAGCGAGCGTCTTTACCGGTTGCTGTTTGATCGTACCAATACACCACACGCCTTAAACGATGTGGCCTATAATAATCACACCAGCGCTGTACCAAGGTCTCTATCATTTCACCCTCTCCCACTGGAGTTATTGAAGACAGATAGCTAAATTCATTCATAAAGTTTTCCTGCCCTGTTACAACGCAACAGAACTTACCATAATCCAAGGCTATATCTAACTCAGTATCTAGTAGCACATCATATACTTCACGGCAATCTAAATCCTCAAAACCCTCCTCAGAATAACCATTTGCATTATCAACGATACCTGCCAGATAATCATTATTAAAAGCATCATAGCAATGATATCTTTCATTAAAAATTGGATAAAATCCACCGCCGACAGCGCGAGGACGTATGTTTTCAATCTCGATATCATATTCGTACTTAGACATAATTCTACGCTGCATAGCAAACCATTCAGCAGGTAAATTATCAGAATTGATATGTGAAGAAGCACGTACATATAGCACGTCTTGAGGATTCTTTTTGGCCTCCGTCTCAAAGGTGTAAATATGCTTTCCTTCTTGTGTTCTAGGGATAGAAGAAACATAGATCTGCGAAAGCCATTTAGCGTTATTTTTAAAACGATGTTTTTGGCCACGTAACGTCGCTAAAGTTTCTCCCTGGAATTGTACAGGATCTAATTCACAAAACTCATCAGCCATCCCTGAAGCTGTATTTAAACCACGAGAACTCACATCTTGAGACAACAACATCCATACAGCACCAGTATACCAGGATATCACCTTACTATAGTCTAATGGTGGCTCATAAGGTTCATTCCATTTCTTCCAAATAGGCTTCTTACAGACTACATAATGAACATCCTTAATATACCCCAAAGTAGACAATGATTGTATCGTAGAGGGTAATGTCCTCGTTAATATCTGCTGATAAGTGCGCCCCTGCATGAAATTAGTGCTACGCGGCATATCATGCGCAATTTGCTCCATTTCATCAGCTAATACTGTAGATTTTCCTACACCACGTCCACCTTCAACAATTTTAGTTTTTTGCGGAGCTTCACGAACAATTATCTGCATCGCATTACGCGTTACAACTTTAGTAGGTCTATTAACATCACTCACCAGGCACCTCCTCAAAATCTACGTCTTCCGCTTGAGATTGTAATACCGAATCAAGATCTACAACTCCACCCTTGTAAATAGCATGAAGAGCACGTTTTGCTTTTTGATCTATTTCGATCACTACAGTATGACGTTCTATATCATCGGCATGCAATGCACTTTGATCTTCAATACCTGCTACATTATTAAGTTCCTTAACAGCTTGAATCATCGCTATAGGATTGTTCATAGCCTTAGCCATATTGCGCGCATCAATTAGCGTATCAATAACCATATCCTTAATAATCTCAGGTTTTAGTTTATTGATTTTACCGAATATATCAAGGGAATCATTTATATATCTTCGAGCAGTAGATGCTGATATAGGTTGACCACGTCTATACCCAAGTTTTAACAATACCTGGATAGCATCTGGAAAATTCGTGTAATTACGTACAATAGTATAAGCATCGGTATACCAATCCAATAACTCCTTTTGTTTTGTTGTCAATTGACTTTCATCACCATCCGGATCACGTAAATAAGAAACTATATCATCTTTATTTGTATCCATACCGATTAACTTACTCATCGTCACCTCCAATCCTTTTTTGAATAAGGTCTAACTTTAACAAATTAGCTTGATATCGTAGCAATACCTTAGCACGCTTATGACCATCAGGTAATGATTTGAGCTTCTTCTTATCTTTAGAAATATTAGCCCTTATATTATTTAGCGATTGTCCTAACTGTACATCGCCAATAACATCAATTTCATCTTGAATAGTTTTAGCCTTTTCAATGAGTATAGTACCCGTTTCCTTATATTCATCGATAGTAGCCCAACAAGCATTTACCTGTTCGTGATCATCTAATAAAGTCAAAGCCATCTCTAATCTTTTATCTCTATCTTCAGTAAAACCAATTTCAATAAAAAGCTGCTGCGCACGTTTATAATGCAGGTTTTTAGTACGGACTACCTGTTGAATTTGTTCTGGGAAGCTCATGTATTGATCTACCTTTCTAAC